CAGAACTTACTCCGGGCTGTGGACGGGGGGCTTCAAAAAGGCATGGACTAACAACCCGGCGTGGCTGTTCCGTGAGCTGGCGAAAAACACCCGATTTGGCCTGGCGAAACGCGCCGGATACATCGATGTTGACGATGGCGCACTCTACATTCTGTCGCAATATTGCGATCAGCTTGTAGATGATGGGTATGGCGGCAAAGAGCCACGCATGACGCTCAACGCCTACATCACAGAGCAGGCGAGTGCGCGAGACATTCTCGACAAGATAGCGAGCATGTTCCGTGGCATTGCGCTGTGGGACGGCCTGCGCCTGTCCGTAATGCTGGACGCTCCACAGGATCCGATTGCGACAATCACGAACGCCAACGTTGTGAATGGCGAGTTCAAACGAAGCTCTGTAAAGCGTTCAGAGAAATACAATGCGGTTGTAGTGTCCTGGACTGACCCCGACAACGGATGGGAGCAGGTGAAAGAGTACGTTTCCGACGATGAGATGATAGCCAAAGGGAACTACAACGAAACCACTCTGGAGGCGTTTGGCTGCACCTCTCGCGGACAGGCATGGCGGGCAGGTAAATGGCTGCTGGAAACAGCAAAGCGTGAAAGCAGCAGACTGTCTTTCCAGATGGCACGCGATGCTATCCACTTCACGCCGGGTGATATCGTTGAGGTCATGGATAATGACTACGCAGGAACTCGCCTCGGGGGGAGAATTGTTTCTCATTCCGGGAGGGTGATAATGGTTGACGCGGTTGATTCCTCGGTAGTAACGGACGGCTCCACTATGTCGATTATGGGGAGGGACGGAAAGTTCTCTCGCTATGAGATTGATGGCGTTAACGGAAACAACGTCACACTCAAAAACGAACCTGAATGGGTGAGGGCGGGAACTGTATTTGCCATTTCAACCGCAAGCGTTGCGATTCGCCTTTTCCGGATACTGAGCGTTGCCGAAACGGAAAACAACTCCGTATACAGCATAACGGCCTCATTGCACGACCCCAACAAACAGGCCATCGTTGACGAGGGTGCAGTGTTTGAAGTTCCCAGCGATACGCTGAACGGCTACCGCGTGCCTAACGTGGAAAACCTGCGAATCCTGAACACAAACACCGAGACCGTCCAGGTTACAGCAACGTGGGAGACGGCAACCACTACTAAAAAACTGGTGTTTGAGCTGTACATCTACAGTGCTGATGGGAAGCTGGTATCTCAGTACGAAACTGACCAGTTCCGGTATGAGTTTTACGGCCTTGCTGCCGGTAGCTACACGCTCGGCGTTCGTGGGCGCAATGAAAACGGGATGAAAGGCGCCGAAACTCAGGTGAGTCTTATTATAGGCGCGCCAAAGGCTCCTAACTCCGTTCAGTGGATACCCGGACCATTACAGGCCACTCTGGTGCCAGTTATGTCTGTAACGGCAACATCAGATACCTCTTTTGAGTTCTGGTACGCTGGCGAGACGCCAATCCCATTAACCGATGATATTGAGAACAAAACTCAATTCCTCGGAAGGGGGAACCAGTGGACCATTCAAAAGCTCAAGTTTGACCACGTCTATTACGTTTATGTCCGGACACGCAACGCGTTCGGGGTTTCTGATTTTGTTGAGGCTTCAGGAAAGCCAACGGATGACTTTAGCGATATCACCAATGCAATCCTGGAGGAGATTAAAGAGACTGATACGTTCAAAGACCTGATCGAGAGCGCGGTGGAGAGCAGTGAAAAGTTCGCAGAACTGGCTGATGCAATCAAAGAGAATGCAAACGGTCTTGCAGCGGCGGTTGGATCGAATAAGCAGACAGCAGAAGCAATCATCGGCAACGCGCTTGCTATTGCTGATGTTGTCGTGCGGCAGACAGCCCAGCAGGGCGCTAACTCTGCGACCTTCGAACAGCTCCGGGAGGTGATCGCCACTGAGACGGAGGCACGCGTCACGGATGTTACTCGTCTAGAAGCGAAAACTGCCCAGAATGAAGCGGGTATTACTGATGTTCGCCAGGCGTTAGCAACGGAAACTGAAGCTCGCGCTTCTGCGGTAAGTCAATTGACGGCTGCCACTCAGGTCGCATCTGACAAAGCTGATTCAGCAGCTGCTGTAGGTGCTCAGAATACAGCATCAATCACTGACCTTAGCCAGGTTGTCACGGACCTCGATTCCTCAATGGCATCCCGTCTGGAGGAACTGGGAGCAAGGACAGATACTGCCAGCGGCGGCATTCAGAGTAACTCCATCGCGCTAATAACGAGTACGCTGGCGCAGGTTGATCAGCAGGTGAGACTCAGCGCGCAGTACGGTGACAGTAAGGCCAGCATCGATCGTATTGATAATGTTATGGCAAGCGACAGGGAGGCAACAGCGCGTTCGCTACTGAGTTTGCAGACTGACGTGAACGGCAACAAGGCAGCAATCAACAGCCTGAATCAGACGTTTTCCAATTATCAGCAGGCCACGGCCACGCAGATAAACGGCATTACGGCGACCATCAACGGGCACACTTCAGCGATCACCACCAACGCGCAGGCGATAGCAAACGTTAGTGGTGACCTGAAGGCGATGTACAGCATCAAGGTTGCCGTGGACGCGAATGGAAAGCAGTATGCCGCCGGAATGGGGATCGGTGTAGAAAACACTCCATCGGGCATGCAGTCGCAGGTGCTGTTCCTGGCGGATCGCTTCGCCGTCATGGCGCAGGCGGGGGGAGCGGTTACACTGCCGTTCGTTATCCAGAACGGGCAGGTGTTTATCCGGGAAACCTTCATTCAGGACGGCACCATCGGCAACGCCAAGATTGGCAACTACATCCAGTCCAATAACTATGTCGCTGGCTCAGTCGGATGGAGGCTGGATAAGGGAGGTACGTTTGAGAACTACGGTTCGACAGCTGGTGAGGGAGCCATGAAGCAGACTAATCAAACGATCAGTGTCAAGGATGCCAACAATGTGTTGAGGGTGCAGATCGGGAGAATCACGGGAACATGGTAACGGGAGGTCTCTTACGGGGCCTCTTTTTTTTCAGGAGGACTGGATGGCGGAATATGGTGTTCAGACATGGGACGCCTCAGGCAATGTAAATAACTATGGCGTTAAGCCTGTCAGCGTTTGTGGCTATCTCCAGCTGGCCCAGAACCAGAAAACAGGCTCTTACACAGTAGCGCTTCCACCGGGTTGCAGGCTGACCTATTTTCAGAGCATGAACGGCGATCAGTTTGGTACGAGTCGGAGGAAGATCACCATTTCGGGGGGAACAGCAACAGTGTCAGCAGTAGGCGATACCGATTACTCAGCAGGGACTGAGCCTGCGGCAGCGGCTTATCTCATTTTCCAGATCGAGAGGGCATAAATGGCGGAGTATGGCGTTTTACTGACGACCACGAGCGGGGAAGTATGGGTGACCGCGAACAGCTCGCCAATCGCTCTACAGGCACGAAAGACAGCGGCACTTCAGGGAACAACGGGTTTCAATACCAAAGTGACGCACACTTTCCCCGCAGGTCAGCCCGTTGTCGCGTTCGTTCATTGTACTGTTGAGGTCGAAATAACCCAGACGATAAGCGGGAACACCATCACGATTGATTTTCTCAGACCGAATGCAACCGGCACAGCGTACGTTTATTTTTTCTCTATTTTCCCGCAGACAAAGCCAGACTACGGGCTGGCTGTGTGGGATGCATCAGGGACGCTGATTTTAACAAACGAAACGCGCACACTGAGCGATGTAGTCACCCTCGGTACAGCCGGGGTGGATGCCAGCTCAGGATACAACATCAATACAACTCTGGCGGGGAAGTGGGCCTGTATGCCTGCCATGCTTGGGCTGATTACCGGAGTTATATCGGCTGGCGGTCAGCCGCAGCCATACATGGCAATATATAAAAGCATGGCAAAACTTGAGGGAAGCAATACGCGGATATTCGCCAGGCCGCAGACAACCCCTGGCGGCAACCTTCAAAACGTCGCGTATTCAAATCTGAGGAACGTGATTATGGCCATCAACTGCGCCAACTACGATTGATCGTTTTCAGCGATCAATAACATAAAACCGATCTATTAAATCAATTATATCCCATTGATTCATATTGTTATTGTGTAGCTTCATGAATACCCTGGGATATAACCACTATGAAAAATATGATTCTTTACCTGGCGGTGGCGGTATTGCTCTCCGGTTGCGCTGGCGTTATTGAGAAGCAGCAACCCGTATGCACCGGAACAGCCCTGGTCGGCGGGCAGGAAAGCAGCGTCCAGATATACGGAGTCCGCAAGCAAAACAATCAGACGCAGTACCGCGCCGGTTATCCCTTTAACTGGTCATGGGTGAGCGCCAACACTTTCACCAGCACCACCTGTCACTAACCCATTCAGTTTTGAACAAACCCCGCTCCGGCGGGGTTTTTTATTGCCTGGAGAAAATATGCTTTATAACACTGGCACCATCGCCATTAACGGAAACACTGCAACCGGCACCGGCACGAACTGGACGGCACCCGCCAGCCAGATTCGGGTTGGCCAGACGTTATTTGTTCTTTCTAACCCGGTACAGATGTTTCAGATCACGGCCATCAACAGTGCGACGTCACTGACGGTTACGCCTGCCGCGTCTCCGGCGTTGAGCGGCCAGAAGTACGGCATTCTTGTTACTGATAGTCTCTCGGTCGACGGCCTGGCGCAGAGCATGTCTCAGCTCATCAACGAGTATGACGAGAACATTGGCGCGTGGGAGACGTTCGCCACTACCTCAGCAAACCAGAACATCACCGTCACCATCAACGGCGCTCGTGTAACCATTCCGGCGATCGGCAAACTGGTCCAGAAAGGGAGCAATGGGGCGGTTGGAATTTCGGACGGCGGGACTGGGGCAACGAATGCCGCTGACGCTCGCACAAACCTCGGTTTGGGAAGTAGCGCGACTAAGGACGTCGGAACGGACTCCGGTAATGTCATGCAAGTGGGGGCTTTTGGGGTTGGTTCTATCCATGGCGATGGACCACTACTGGACGCTATGGGCGCGTTTACACCGACCTGTTTCACCTCTCACTCCAATGATGGACTTACCCAGCTTGGGCTAACTGCCAATACAGGTATTACGTCAATAGTCGTCAACCGGGGAAGCCGTCCAACACGTATTCATCAGGCTTACATTCTGAGACGAACGTGGTTCTCATATTACAGTGGCTCATCCTGGTCATATCAGGAGGCTTACACCACGGGCAATACCACTAAAGCCAGTGATGGTACTCTGAAAGCAGCATCTCCGGTCGCTCGTATCGTTGCGAGTGCTGATACATGCCTGCGCTCAGATATTGCTGAGGATGGTTTTACATGGTGCGGCTGCGGTACGGCGAATACCGAAGCTGAAGGGATCAAAATTTCCCGGCTCGATGTGGGAGTGTATGTGTTGACTGGTTCGGCAGGCCTTGCATCTGAGGGATGGCAGTTACTGCCGCCAATGGACCCTGGCGGCATGGGGGAACTGGGTGTAGTTGAGGCAGAGCAAACCGAAAACGGAGGACTGACTATCCGCCTGTTTAAGCGAAAATACCTGCTAGGCGATGACGGGGAGATCGTCAAAACGAAAGGGGAACCGATGGACGTGCCGGTGAACAGCTGGATCGATGTTCGCCTGGATATGCCTGATGATTCTGCCTTTAATCAGCGTGATCAGGCTCGGTTTTAAGCGCAGCCATTTCCAGCATAGAAAGTCGTTTTTCATGTTTATTTATTGTCTTAAGTGCTACTTGTAGCGCACAAAGGAGGTCAAGGATGATCGCGTTATTGTCGAGAACAAGCCTTTCCCTGTAGCCCTGGATAATTTTATTCCCTTCTTCATCAAACTCCTCTGTGCCGTCAGGTTCTCGGGTGTGCTTGACGTACAGAGGCTCAATCAGCTCTGCTTGTTGTGCGATAATCCCCCTCCGCACTCTTCGCTTTTCATCATCAATGTACTTAAATTTTCGCAGTTCCAGAGCTAGTATTTTTTCAACTGACTCCTGCCCGTCAAACTCCTCAACATCGCATTTGAAATTGATATCTGAGGTTCCGGCTAAAGCCAGTGTGCCCCCTGCTGCTGGGAAATTGATTACCCATTGCCCTACCGAGTTTATGCGATTGCGACGCGCTATATAAAATAGAGGTGTTGCTCCGGGGTCGCCACCGGCCATTTCAATAAGATTTGTACTGCCTACAGCATCTTCATTATTTGACAAAGAAGTCAGGCTAAATGATGCATATGAAGTGCTTTTTCTTACCGCCAGATTTTCACTAAATGTATTGCCCTTGTTTGTCATGGCCACATAGGAACCATCCAAAAGCGCAGCTGTTCCTAAACCGACCTTTATTCACCCGCATCAGCAGTCATGGCCAGCTCTGTTGCTCTGATTTTTTGGTTGTATAAAGAATCGGCAGGCATTTCGACACGAACGGACAAAAACTGGTCACGGGGGATGTCGACCGGATCACCATCACCCACGCCTTCCAGTTCGTTCCTGGCGAATGCTGGCGCATCAGGGTGTGTGCGGTGGTAGGTTTTCACCAGCACAGAGCCATCGGCGTTTACCTCATAATCCAGCCAGATAAGCGGCTGCTTGTTGCGATCGGTAGGAATGTCAAAACCGCCATCGATGCCGCCCCATGCTGCGTCTGAGTTCAGCCCCTGACATCCTTCAATCCGATATTCACCTGTGGCCAGACGGGTTACAGTGCAGCCCTCAGATTCGTCATTCGTCCGGTATGAGCCATCCGAGAATATCGCCACCACTGGCGATGCAGCTTTCAGTGTACCGTCGCTGGCGCGGGTCGTGTTGGCTGTGCCGTAAAGCATGTTAAAGGTTGAGGTTGCGGAGGTTCCTGAGGTGTTTCTTGCCAAGACCCCCACCACCCCAGTTCCGTAAGCAACGCTGATGATCGCATGCGTATCTTCAGCTGCAAAATATAGCGATGCAGCATAAGATGTTTGTGAGTTAACAGTTTTGTTGTTACGAAATACACGAGAACCTTTATCCATGAGGTTTGCCCATACCTCAGCAACTGTATCTGCGTTGAATGAGTTTCCTTTGCCTCCGAACCCAAACGCGCCCACCTCCATTACATTTCCCACTGACGTTCCAACGTTCTTAGTCGCGCTACTTCCTAAACCGACGTTTTATAGATTGCCCTGCGGCAGCCATGCCGATAACTTCACCTGATTTTTTTGCAGAAAATATTGGGTGAAAAATATGCAAATTGGCTACGTAAGGGTATCAACAAATGACCAAAACACAGATCTTCAGCGACAAGCTCTCGAACGCGCAGGATGTGAACAGGTTTTTGAGGAAAAAATGAGCGGGACGGTGGCGAACCGGCCAGCGCTTAAAAAGCTTCTACGAACGCTGAATGAGGGCGACACGCTGGTAGTGTGGAAGCTGGATCGCCTCGGGCGAAGCATGCGGAACCTGGTACTGTTGGTGGACGAACTCCGGCAGCGCGGCATCCACTTCAAAAGCCTTACGGACAGCATCGACACTTCCAGCCCAATGGGGCGCTTCATATTCCATATCATGTCGGCCCTGGCCGAAATGGAGAGGGAGTTAATCGTGGAGCGTACCAGGGCGGGATTAGCGGCAGCGCGTGAGAAGGGGCGCATAGGAGGCAGACGACCAAAGCTAACACCGGAGCAATGGGCGCAGGCAGGACGGTTGATCGCAAATGGAGTGGACAGAAAGCAGGTGGCGATTATCTATGATGTGGCCGTATGTACTTTGTATAAAAAATTCCCTGCGTCCAGTTTTATCAATAGCTTATCCACTGAGGAAAATTGATAGGCAATATCGGCATTGACCATTTTCGCCATCAAAATAAACTGTATATAAACACAGTATTTTGTGAGGTGATGATGCCACGCACAGCAGACATACATGCCGCTTTTATCGCGGCAATAGAGGTTAACCCAAAAGGATACCGCTATCTACGAACAGACAGCTTCATCAAGAAGTTGCGGGAGTTTAACTGGCACTTTAGTCGTACCGAAGCGAACTCGTGGATAGAGCGCTACCAGTCCGGCTTTGCAGATAAGACAACTGATGGCAGTGATAATAGATACTGGATACTGCGTAACATGGGTAGGGTGCACTGATGGGATTTGCATCACCAGCTGCTGATTACGTTGAGCGCCAGCTCACTCCAGAAATTCTGTGCAACATGGGTGCCGATAGCCGGGTACTTGAGACTGATGTTGGCTTTGCAGTCATTGAACCAGCCACGAAAAAAACGCCAGGAGATGTGTTGTTAATTCTGTGCGACGGCCACACACAGTTTGCAAAGCTCATGGGTGAAGCGCTAATTACTAACGATGGCGAAGCGATAGAAGGTTCCGCGTTGGAGGACGTAGAGGTACTGGGGCGGGTTACATTTTTCATCAACCGCGTGATAAGTGATGATTGTCCGTTCTGAAAACACCATACCATCTGGATGGGCATAGTTATAAATCTATCCCCCCAACATATAGCAGGGGGGATAGGTTGCATTATTTTTTATTTTTTATGAGGTTTTCTAATTTATCGAGATTCTGGTTAACCTTCTCGGCACCAAGTTCTGATTCAAGTAATGCTTCTATTTTTTTCATTAAATTAGAAGGTATCTTACGGTTATCTATTTTTAAGGTGACGAAATTACCCTTATATTTTGCGATAACGCCATCTCCATATGCTTTTTCGGATTTAGGTTCGCCTTTCTTTTCAACCAGAACCACGTCTTGTAGTATTTGTATAATTCTCGCGGGTTCAAAATCTTCACCTGCTTTCTTCATACGGAGCAACTGTCGCGCAGCGTCGAGCATGGCCTGCTCGTTTCCCTGATAAACTTTTGACAATGCATCCCCGGCGCGAGCTGATAGTTCCCCCGGATGTTTGAAGATAGACAGGATCTCCTTCGGCAATCCGGCAGTATTCATGCAGCGGTTCACGATATTTCTGTCGATACCCTCCGCTTCAGCTAGGGCTTTCACATTCCCATCAAATTCTTTCAGGCGGCGCAAATACCGTTTTCCACGCTCGTAGGCACTGGTAGGTCGATAGTCGTTACCTACCTGCGACAACCACTGCATTTGCTCATCATCCAGCTCCCCCACGAGAACCCGATAATCGCTACCCGTGATGATGGCCGTTTTACGACGGCGTGAGCCATCGGCAATCTCTATAATTCCTGACGTTCTTCTGGCGAACGCGGGGTTCTGCTGTCCTGAATTGAGGAATGAAGGGATAAGGTCGGCCAGCGCTGACTCGTTCAGCAATTCCTGATCACGTTCATTACCGAGCCAAACCATTGTTGCCATTTCGACTTTATCAGCAGGAATTGTTTCCAGCTTAAAGGTTACGTTACGGCCACAAACAGGTAGCGTAATATTGTTTCCGGACAACGAGCTTAATTTGCTCTGTAAGTCACCAACCATAGGCGAAACAGAAGGCGCTTTTTGCGGCGCATTATGAGTACTGCTCATGAACGTTTCGATGTTGGGTGCATTTTTTAAAATAGAGCGATTCTTCATAATTAGTCCTCCCAACGAGGTTTGATCAGGTCTTCGAAAATTTCTTTGCAGACTGGCTCCCAGATTTCTACTGCATTTCGCCAGGCATTAAGCGTTGAGCGTTGATTTGCTGCTTGTTCAAATACGGTGCGCATCTTGATTTGGCCTTTACCAACTTCATCAGTGACCCGTACAACCTGCCGTAAGACCATGGCTCCCCAGGTATTTCGAATCTGCTCCTCCATCCATCTGGACTGGTTGCCGTTAGTCAGGCTGTACTTGGTTAGGAGCAATCGGACTACAGGTTCGAAACCGCCCAAATCCACGGTTTCAAGCAGGTCGAGCAGCATTGTGAAAAACTGAAGAACGGATGCATAGTCGAACAGCTCTGCCGGGGTTGCTACAACGATGACGTCAGCAGCACATACAACGTTAATAGTTCCCGTGCCCAGGTTTGGAGCGCTGTCTATGACAATAATGTCGTAGTTATCCCATACAGACTCGATAGCAGCACGAAGCATCAGGTGAGGGGGATGAGGCAACTTCCCCTCTGAATGGTGCTGCATCAGATCCGTTTCAATGCGATGAAGAGCAAGGCAGCTAGGAATTATGTCGAGGCCTGGCCAGCATGTCGGCTTAATTGCATATTCAGCGTTGTCGCGTTCACCGAGGTAAAACGGAAGCAGAGTATCGTCTCTGTGAATGTGCAAATCAGGGACGTAACCGTGGTACATCGATGCAGTTCCTTGAGGGTCATTGCCTTCAACAAGTAAAACCCGGTGTCCTTGTAAGGCTAGCCATTGCGCCTGGTGTACTGCGGATGAGGTTTTATAAACCCCTCCTTTATGCGACATAACAGAAAGCACAACCGGGTTTTTATCGTCGGGTCTTTGGTTTGGGTTACCAAACACGCTCCGCATATGGCTAATTTGGTCAATGGTGTAGCCAGCACGACGTTCTACTCGCCCCCTCATCTCAAAATCTGGAGCCGGTAGGCGACCAGCCTTTTCCGCATCTCTTATAGCTTGCGGTGTTACGCCGATCAGGTCTGCAACTTCTGTAATGCCCCAGCGGCGAGTTATTCGACGTGCTTCTGGGCTGTCATCGCCGAACTGTGCGATGGCAATAGCGCGGGTCATTTCCTGACCGCGATTGATGCAGTCTTTCAGCAAATTTATTAATGACATCCTGTTTCCTCTCAAACATGCCCTTACCTTTGTGTTTTTCATCATACTTTACGTTTTTTAAGCAAAGCAACATAAAAAAAGCAAAGTTACACACAAAACGCAAAGTTTAGGTTTTAACTAATGACTAGATGCGCCACAGAAGCTGTTTAACCTCACCTAAGCGCATCGCTATTGCTATAGTTGGTATATTCGTAACCTAACCACATGATTTTAAAAGATAAACAAATTGAACAAATTTCATCCAAAGATAACCAAACATGTCAAATTCCTCGCTGCTTATACACTTTAAAATCCCTCCATCTCTTCTGCCAAATTATCAAAACATAATCTAAGAACACTATAGGGGTTGATTCCAACCAATCCCTAAAAACACTATAACAGAACATAAATAAAGAACGCAATTTCTATAGATCATAAATTCGGAACATATAACACATAACATATCGCACACACGGAACATATCAGCACACAATACCCCATTATACGCGCGTATAATGGGGCATTGTGTGCTGATATAGAGAACATAGGCACAGAACAAAGCTCAATCAATCCGTTATTGTGTTCTGTTGAAATTCTGTTATTATGTTCTCTTATAGTGTGATGAAAGTAGCACAATTATTGGGCGCATGTTCTTTGATTGTGTTACGATATGAGGCAACTTAGATACGGGAGAGCCGGGATGAGCAAGGTAAAAATTGGCG